GGAGTGGCCAAGGAAAAGTCTGTAAGTCGTGAACGATATCCACTCCTTTAACTTTTCTATAGTCAATTCCGAAAAAACCGGGTTGTTTATTTTCACCGCACCCGACATCTAGTTTTATACCTTGTTTATATTTTTCAAGAAGTTCTTGAGTTTTCTTACTAATTTTCATAGATATGTGTTATTACGCAGGGAATCTTATTTGGTAAGTAGCATTTACATTTTGATTAGTTGCACAAGAACTAGATGCAAATGTATTGCCAGCAAAGATTGTTCCTCCGGCTGATGTGTTAAATAAACCAATATTACTAATGTTTTGTGTATCAGTTACAAATGAGTCTGCACTAGCAAATGCTCCAGTGAATTGAGCAGTTCTGCTAGCTACAATAGAAGTAGTCACTGCTTGTCTTTTGACAACTTCACCTTCTAATGAAGTAGCATTAGATGCAGGTGCACTACCTGAACCAAGTGCAAGATGTGTGATACTTTTACCATTGTCTGTATCTCCAACTAGCCAGTCTACTAAGTAATCTTGAACACCTAAGTTAGTAATTTGATTTTCGCACCAACCAGAATCTCCTACAACACCTTTGCCGTCTTCAGTTATTTGAATTTTAAAGAAGCCTCTAGCAATAGCGTTATCTTTGTTGATTCTTTTTGTCATAGTATTTAAGTTTCGGACTAGCACTGATTGCTTTTGATTCACAATCTATGAACGTATCCGGTTTTAATGTCGAAGCATTTAAAGAAGTTGCAATTTTATCTGCAATCAGAATAGATGCTTCTTCTGCAGACACAGATATAACTGAGCCTGACTTGAATTCTTTATAGTCTTTTACTAATTGTACTTTTATCATGACATCGTTTTAGCTATATTGCTAGCCGAAGGGTTCAGCTAGCAATACAACACTTCTATCTACTTAACTTTTATCAGTTTATGGAATACTGTTTAACTTTCTTAGAGCTGCTTCTAATACTACATTACCAGCAATTCTAGAAACTACTCTGATAGCAGTTTGGTCGTGTGTGAAAGCTGTTTCAGTATCGTTAGATATTTTAACAGTCATCATTTGTCTATCACCCAACCAGTAGGCTTTCTTTAAGTCACCGAAATAAATTTCAGATTCAGGAAGATTGTTATCTTCTACAACAGGAAATCCGTGGAAAGTAGCAGGTTGCCCAGGAGCAACTGAATCCATCCAAAGATATCTGTTATTTGAATCTTTAATCTTTCTCATTTCTCTGATATTATTTCTGTGTGCATAGAATTTAGCACCTCTGTTGTATTTTGCAGGAAGCAAATACTCAAGATTAATCATATCGTCGAAATCAAGATTTCCAGAACATGCAACGCTTGCGATTGTTGCAGTAGAGTAACCAGTTGGTTGTGTAGTTCCGTTTCCAGCTGTGATAACAGCATCTTCTTCATTACCGATTGCTTCTGAGAACAATTGAATAATGAATTTAACAACGTCGATTTCAGTTGAATCTTCAATCAATTCATCAGATGCGTAAAGAATTGCAGCCATTTTCTTAACTGTCAATGTCTTTTGACTAAAGTGAGCAGTAGTTGTAGACTTAGCTGCATTTTCATTAGTCCAAGTAACCTGTGGTCCAGAATCTAGAGTAGGGATATTCATAACATCTCTCTTCATAGGAATGATAGTTACTTCATTTCTCATATGAGGAGTGTCTGCGATATCTCTGATTATTTCTGCTCTAAATTCATCTGGGAATAAATATCCACCATCTGCAGGTGTACCTTCTGATAAAGCTTTCATAACTGCATGATTGCTTTGAACGATAGCTTGGAAGAAACCTACGATTTTTTCTTTTGCTGTCATTTCGTTAACTGACTTTTTCATCAATTTTTCAAAATTGATAAGTTCAGAAACCTTAGAAGATGACTCAATCTTTGAAGAAAGGTCTGCCATTTTTGACTTCAATTCAGCGATGCCTAAATCCTTCATAATTTTTGAAGTAACAGCATCAACTTCGTCAGTCAAGTTTTCATCGTTGTCTTCTTCAACGACTTCTTCAGTTGTTTCAACTACTTCTTCAGCAGCTTCATCAACTTCGACTTCTTCCATAGTCTTCAACTCTGTGTCGAAGATGTATGACTTTCCGTCAGACTTAATAATTTTTTTCATTTTTCGTGTTTTCTTATTTTTTAACTTTTTTGTTTGCAGTTTGCAATGCATAATTTGCACTGCCTGCTATTTTTTGCAAAGCACGTAATATAACAAGTTCTTGTTTATTTACCGCCTTTGGTTCTCGACTTTTTTCATTACCGCTACCCTTTGCTTTTTCTGGAGTGCTTTTTTCTTCAGTTGCTTCTTCAGTAGAAGAAGTCTCTGATGCTTCTAGCAATTTCTCCAGTGCTGCGGCTGTATTCTTAATTTGTAATACACTATCATTCACTAGCTTCTTATTCTTTTTCGACAATACTTTTCCTTCTTTCTCATCACTCTCTTCACGTAAGTCAATCAAATCTTTAAATGAACCAGTGATATTCTTTAATTTAAGAGCTTTCACTTCAGTGTTATCTGCAATGCCAACTAGAATTTCTGATAATTCTTTAACTAATGTTGTAAATTCAGAAACTTCAGTTGTCGTATCCATATACACTTTATAAAATGCGTATATAGCAGTATCAACTTTGTCAACTAATTCCCACTTCTTTCTTCTTTTTTCATCTTCGTTTATTTGTTCTGTAACAGTTTCTTCTGCTTCTTTTTTAACAGATTTTGTAGCTTCTTCAGTAGTCTCATCTTCATTTTCTTCTTCAACTATCTCTTCAGCATTCTCTTCTTTAACCTCTTCTTTGTTTTCTTCAACTGTTTCTTCAACTTTTTCATCTTGTGTTTCAGCATCAGCTTCTTCTGTCTTTTCTTCAACTGAATCTTCTTCAGTTTCTAATGATTTTTGAATCCATGTTTTTATTTCAGTACCTGTTGCACTATCAATACCTTTCAGTTCAGTCAAACATTCTGCATTTGCTGGCACAGCTACTGCTGAAATTTCCAATAACTCATTAACGCCTTTATCAGAAACCAATGCACCCGGTATAAAACCAACACTCCAAGCTTTCAATATTCCTTCTTCATACATCGACTTGATATCCTTAGCAAGTTGTGTTATAGTGTGAAACTCTGGTTCAAATGTCATTGTTTTACCGTCAATTTTGATGTTTTTTGCAACACCGATAGTAAATTGCGGGTCATGCTTGTGGCCAGCTTGTAACACTGGATTTTTAAGATAGTTTTTTAAATCCCAGTCAGTCATTTTTAATGAATCACCGACTCTATCTTCGGATTCAGTTGAAGCTATTGCAATCAAACGACCATCTCGTTTTTCTGTGATAGCTTTAATTTCTTTGTTCTTCATAATTTTATTTGCTGTCCTCTAAAATTTGATTAAGTTTTGTCAGCGTTATATCAATGTTAGAAATGCATTTGTCTTGTTCGATATTTTTTTCTTCTATTTTTTTGATGCTTGCTTGTATGTGTGTTAAATGATTAGATTCTATTGTGCTAATATCATATTCCATCTTTTGAAGTGGCAATATAACCATAGAGATGTATGATGATACTAATACGATAATACTAATCACAATCGTAGTTTCGTGAAAAAGCACTTCGCGTATTTTACTTTTTGAAATATTTCTTTCCTCCATTGTATAAATAATTCGTTATTAATAGTTTAACGACGTTTCGGTCATATATAAATTTCTTTATATTATTCGTAAACTACTGTCATCTTTGGTGTAGATGCTGTCACTATCGTAAGACCAAGGCTGAAAGATACATTGAAGTCCATAGTTCCTACTGTCTTAGAAGCATCTATATTAGCTATCACAGAGCCAGAAGCTGCAGTATTATCATATACAATCATTGTTCCTACATTGTCAGTTATAACTACTCTCTGTAAAGTTCCAGCACCATATTTTAAAATAGTAGTAGCATTAGTCCCAGCATAATAATATTGAGGATTTGTAATCAACGAACCTAATCTAGAAATAGTTGCTGTCAATATTCTAAAAGAGTTATCAGTAGTGTTTCCATTAGTGTTATAATTTTCCATTGTTATTGGAAGGGTACAGGTATTAGTAAGACTTTCTGAAGTAGCAATAATCGTATGGAGTAAAACTCCGTTAACAAAGAAATAAGCAGCTCTTTCCCAATACCATATAACAAAGTTTCCAAAGTCTGTACTCATATCTAAACTTGAACCATAATTTCCGTTAAAACTTCCACTATTAACTACAGTTTCTACACCACCTTTTAGACTGCCTACACCAAACGTTGTGCCATTAACTTGGAAGAAAAATCCATCTGTCTTATCAGTTGGTCCACATCTCCTAATATTGTTTGCTTGTGGTTCAGTAACAAGTCTTCCAGAAAATTTAAACTCATTAGAAGTTCCAGCAACGTGTCTAGCTTTTCTTTTTGATGTATATCTTACAATAGAATTAGCAGTAACTCCAGTAGATAATGTTATTTCTCCATCCTGAGTAATGCTTCCAGTTAAAGCAGTTTCAGACCAAAAATTAGTATCCTTAACTGTCCCACTAAAACTAGTTCCTACAATTCTTATAGCATTTGTAGTTTTCTGAAGTCCAAACGGAGTTATCTTTCCTTTTATGCCAGTCTCACAATCAAGAAGACAAGAAGCAGTCTTTAATCTTCCATCAGCATCTAAGCTTTTAGGTAGTGGGCTAGCTATAGGACAAAGAACACCTTGTAATCTAAAATATGTCGTATCAGTTGTCCCAGTCAAAACTACTCTAATTCTCCAGTAAGAGTTAACAGCTTGAACTGTTCCACCATCACCACCCTTAGAATAAAAGTAATCATAACTATCTGTTATGTCCCAATTAATTTCATCAGGACTTTGCTCTATATAAACAGTAGCATTCTGGTCAGTTTTTAAAGACCATTGTAACCCAACTACTCCTAGAGTACTAGTAGTTGCTCCTGTAAAAGTATATGAATTAGCAGCAACCAAATTGGCAGTACTGGAATTGCCAGGGTCTGCTATTACATTTTGTTCTACAGCAACTCCTAAATGATAATCACCGTCTGCTGAAATATGAGAACTAATGACGTTTCCACTATCATCTACTATCTGTGTCTTTTGGTCTCCGTTAGTTTGATTATCTTCTGTCGCTGGGTTTATTTTAGAACCTGCATTGTCAAGTAATCCAACTTCAGAAGGACCTCCTCCACCACCAGGACTAACTGTAATGTGTGGAATCAACTCTTTAATTAGCTTTCCATCTTTATCTACTAACTTTACTGCAAGAGCTTCATCTTCTTTTTTGTACTTATCGATATTTACTAAATATGCATTTTTCAAAATACGCTCAGTCAACGGCGTAAAGAAAGACTCAAACATAGTTTTAAAACCAGACACTAATGCTTGAACGCTCAATGCTTTGAACCATGCTGGCTTTTGCACTTTTAGTTCT